ACTTTTTCACTTGAAGAGTATAAGTCTTCATTTCTTTTCTTCTTTTTCTTAGTGTTTTTGACACAATTTGGGTATTTTTTCCCAAACATGGTCTTCATACCTTTCTTTGTGTATCCCTTCCAACACTTTTCTTGTAAAGTGTCGAGAAGATTAGCTGTTTTTAGCAGGATTTCTTCGTCATTTAACATTTTTTTACTCTTTCATTGATTTAGAGCCGCGACATTTCCACTTTTTACGGGATAATGCGTTAGCACATGGGGGATTTTTGCACTTTTTAATCTTTGCTGAGCGCGCACAGTAGGCATCACCCTTCTTGGTGCCGGGTCTAATACGATCTCCACCACCTTTTGCTTTCCCTTTCTGGCCGAATGAACGACATTTGCCGTCTACACGCTTAGCAAAGCGCTTCCCTTTGGATGGCTTACAAGCTTTCTTCTTTTTCTTTTCTCTAACAACGGCTTCCAACTCTTCTCTTACCATTATAGCAAGCTTTTCGCTATTTTTACCATAAGTTTCGCAAGGATCTTTACCACAACCGCAGTTTAATTCTTCTTTTACAGCAACTTTAAGTGTTGGTTCTTCATCATCCATGCCACAACCCCCCTCTTCAAAGGGAGTTTCGCCGTAAGAACGTCCCATATCAGTGGGTGTCGCGGGGTAACATTTGCCATCAGAGGCCATTTTAGTGCCTTCAGGGCAATCACCCTCTTTTAATTCGTCATCATCGGTCTCATCGAGGATTTTTTCGACACGTTCAGCTTGAGAAGCATGCATTTTGGAGGCACCCTTTAACTCATCAGCTATTTTTTTCAACTCTTCTTCATGTTCTTTGGAATGAGACTCCTGTAATATCAACTCAATCTCATTCTGAACGTCAAGCTCTAGCGATTCTTTCTTAGAATTGCCCCAGTTTTTAGCACCAACCTTACGACATTTAACTAAAGCACCGGATGCATACGCACTCGGCCACACTTTATAGCGTGATTTTACCTTATTATAGCATGCGTCTTTTTTACCAGAAGACTTTTTCTTCTTTTTCTTCTTCTTTTTCTTCTCGTCAAGGACTGCCTCTAATTCTTCTTGAATAATTTGTTCTAAATCCATGTATAATTCCTCGTTTTTCTTCTTAGATTTCTTTTTAGCTTTTTTGCCCCATGATTTACCTTTGCCGCGCTCTTTGCAGGCACCCGGAGTGGGTCGACATGCAGGGTATTTCTTACGTTTCTCTCCTGAACCACGTCCACAAGACTTATAACCACCCTTTCCATCAGGTGAATTGCAATCAACCCACCCTTTTTTCTTGCCTTTAGCGCCTTTTCTACCAAACCAGTCTCTCAGTGAGGACTCTTTGCTGGATTCTGAGCCTGCTTTCTTGCGTTTTTTCTTTTTTTCTTCGATTGAATCGTATAAATCATTCATTTTGTGACATTTCCAAAGCTATCTCCAATAAATAGATCGGAATTTCACTATTGTCTATGTCTTTTATATCTTCAATGCTAGCCCACATATAATCGTCGTGTTCTATCAAACCGGTAATTGGGTTTGGTTTGTCGATATCTATATTACCATTCCATTTTTTTGTAAGAAAGTAAAATTTACCAGGCTTTGCTTCGCCAAGATAAGAGAGATCACTTACTTCACATGTCAAATTTGTTTCTTCAAGCAACTCTCGAACGGCACCATCTTCGATACTTCCGTCTTCTTCATCAATATGACCGCCAGGGATAGTCCACTGGCCCGCTCTGGTGTCAATTTTAGACCTACGTATAATGAGAAACCGCTGTTTGTCATCAAGACAAACAACGATTCCAACAGTTTTCAACTCTTTTTCAGTTAGAAATGTATTCCAATTACTTTTTATCGACATGCTTTGTAGTTTTCAACAGTTCCGCGACAAAATGCATTTAACGCACTCTTCATATCAACATTCTTAATTGGTGCAACCCATATTAAATTCTCTTGAATTTGAGTTCCGTAGACATATTGAACGTCTACACCGTAAAGAATACCAAGTAGTTGGCCTTTCTTATTATAAACACCTGAGCCAGAGCACCCAAACCAACCATATGTGTTGACTATTAATTGAGTTCCTGAGCCAGTTACCTCCTCATAACCTACAATTCTACCATCAAACGACATAAGCTTATGCCAAGAAGGGTGTCCTGAATAAATGATGTCGGTACCAATGTCATAATTACTGACTGGATCCCAGGACATTGGCTTAATATAGTTAAATTCACTGAGTACAACTAAAATTGCAATATCATGTTCTTGACTTTGATAGATTAGTGTACCGGTTCTTTGTTCCACATCCTTGGATATCAAATATTCCGAACCAAGAGCACCATCTGCCACATGTCTAGCTGTAAATACCAGTGTTAGATCCTTGTAAGAAACCACAGTGCCACTACCGTGACCGCCGCTTGTTACGACCTTTACGGCAGCATTGCGAACTTTTCGCTCAGCCGAAGAAAGGCTTTTGCTTACTTTCTCAATTGGTTTTTGAGGAGTGAAGACACTACTTGTTTGGGTCTGTTTCTCTGTATCTGCATATGCATCAATGTTAGTAAACCCTACAACCAACATTATAGCTAAGCTTTTAATTAAATTTTTCATTTGTTTGTTCCTTTAAATACCTGTTTCGCCCGTATCGGTATCAATATATCTATAACCGATCTCTACTAATTGACCTGCACTGGGTAAAATAGTGAAATATACTGTATTGTCAGATTCTTGGTAATACCAGTCATGATTCAAGGAGCCATCAATAAACACCCTGATTGAATCAGTCTCGGCTTTGTGCGTCAAAGTGAGGTTCTCGTATGGGTCAATTGCTTGTGTAGCGTCAGTCACCCCTGGAGCCCAATCTTCATCACATATATCAACCACAACACCACCCACAACACCGGTAGCGTCCATGAATCGATATCCGACGTTAATCAAACCAGTTGGAACATCACATAAACTAAGTTCTTCTTCTACATTGACAATACTAGCCATAAAAACCGAACCCATTCTAAGAGAACCATACCAACTTAAAAAGTCCGATACAGCAGGATATTCCAAATCACTCTGCTCTTCTTCATCTGATACAAACACAACCAGCAGCCCTGCATCGGGGCGCATCCATGTAGAAGAATACGGATTGTGAACGATATAATCATGAACCGCGTTAAAGCCCTCTTCATATGGCCCGGATGGCAAAGTAGCAAACATGGCTGTTGCATCTGCAGCGTCATCGCCAGGAACCAAAGGAAACTCAGTGCTTAATACAGCATCGGATGGATCTGCACTTATGATAACCAATCTCCAATCAGCGCTAGGTAGTGCTAACATCATCGCTTCAATACCGGCAATCAACTCAGTGTTGAATCGACCCATTGAACCTGATTTATCGATAACCCATAAAATGTCAACCCCGTCGACTGACATATGTTGTGTAAAAGAATCAACCCATATGATTCCCTCATTGACGGGTACTTCAACTTCTACATATACCGGCACTTCAACCTCTACTTCAACCGGTACCTCAACTTCTACCTCTACTTGTTCTCTAATTGTGATGACTTCTGAGCCACCGCCTATCATGTAATCCGTAGAACATGACAACATGCTTAAAACAAAAAGTAATAATCCCACATTTAGCCCTCCTAGTAAATGTTCTTGCCAATAGTAATTATGTCGCTATTCATCTTCTTGACGAAGAAGGACAAAACTTAGCAAAATCATGTTGCAAATAGAGAGTATTTCTAAATCATGCATCCCGGTCCTTCCGGCGAATATCAACAGCCATATGTTTATGATAAAAGCGACGACGGACACGGGGAACATAATTTTGTGAAGTTTATCCATCAAAGTAACTACGAGTGTGTTTTGTAGAACGTCGAAATTTTTTTTATTTTATTAACGATTATTTTTTTCTAGATTTTTTTCTTTTTAGAATCGCCGGACACAGAACCCACAGAGTGAAGGTTATATATGCCAATCACTACAGACATCTTGAGGCCCAACTCTTCCATCATGGTGGGCCCTTGGTATACTAAATCCCAGTGAGTACCATTCATCCAATATATATTCCAGTAAACCGACGCATACATATATCCCTCATCCCCAGGCACTACTTTCATATCCATCAATATCCCTATAGAGCGGGTAAGAGGATCCACCAGCAAATCACCCGGTCGCAGAACAAGGTCATCGCATTCTTGGCGGATATCGTCCACTAATCGGCTTTTAATGAACGAACACGTTCATCATCCTTATCAAGTATGACAATGATGCCGGCCTTAATCAAATTCTCTAATCCGGTCTCAGAGTATATAACCCGGCCATCCTTAGACCACACAGTATCCCACACCCAGACAATAAACGAACTATTGTCCCACACGCTATGTGGAACAGTGTGAGTACCCATATACTCATTGTGTTGGTCGACTTCACGGGTAGTAAAACGTCGAACCAATATGCCGATGCTCTTAGTATCAACGTCAAACAACGTCATACCTTCAAGAAGGTTGATATCGTGTGGGCCCATATCCTATATAGGGCCTTGCATGCTAAAGCTTCAGCCAACCCCTAGGGTTCTTCATACAAGCCGCCATGGCCTCGTCTCTGGTGATCCTGTTAGCGGCTGTTAATTGGCATGTAGCAATTGGTAAAAGTACATCAACTTTGACCGCATCCTCGTCCACACTCTCTATATAAGGTGACTGTAGGGTTTTAATCTCGCAATATTCAGCTTTTTGCCCGTTTACAGTACCGGCTAACAGTGCGTATGATATGTATTTTAACATTTGTAGAAATCCTTAGAAGCAGTTTGAACGTGTGTATATAGTCCCATAGAATTCTATTAAACTTTAATTCTATCAATAATATATGGATGTTGAATAGACAGATCTTTGTAGAGCTTTTTAAGCACCTTCTTGGTGATATCACCGATATCGTCTTTGATTTGCTTGGATGCTATAGCCTTAGCCACCTCATCCTCAACCATGCGCTTCAATTCTTTCGAAATCATGGACTTGATTTCGGTTTTGTCAGCCGCTGTCAATTCTTCGCTTATGATGTTAGCTAAAATGCTTTTGTTAATTTGCATACAATAATTAGTCACTCTTTCTCATAAATGTATGCTTTTCTTAAATTGACTGGTGCCACCAATTTTGTGCGGCCTTCCTTAAGCCAAAATACGTCGTATAACGGGAAATCCTCCCAATATTTGAACTTCACTTCGATTACAATGCCAATGTTCGCCATGGAATCGTGTTCTATGTCAACCATCTTCCAATTTACTGCGTCTGGTGGAATCACCCATGTATCGTAATAGTGAACCAAGTCCCCAACTTGGTACTCGGCCTCGTCGGATACCGGTTTCGGCATGTGTTTATCCATATATTAACTAGCAATTATGACAAATTTTCTCAATCTACTGATTGTATGCATCCATATTGCTTCTTTCACACCGGCATGCGGGTATTTCACCCAATATATCTTCGCCATATCCATTGAGGGGTGCTCTGATACGTTGTCATATAGCTCAACCACCAACGCTACACCCCCATGACACGTACAAGTCACTAAGTCTCCGACTTGTAGATCGTGTTTGGGTGCTATTTCAAAGTATTTGTATAACCTTTCCTTATAACCCATGATGTGCCCCTACCCTAACTACTTAATCTGGGAAAATTTTTAGGCGCATATTTTCGACCATTAGCTGCAAACGTTTAGGTTTCGTTCTGGGATTGGTATGCAATTTTGCAAGCTGAACCAATATATCTCATGGACCTTTATCCTGCGTATATCCACACCATGATACTTAAGCTCCTGGTACCTCCCACTCCACGGTACACCAATCTCCACCACAACCCCCAACATACCCTCTTCCGGCATGCTAGAGAGCACGTAGTGCGTCTTCTTGATGTACCTGACTAACTGCCCTTTCTCTAATGTACCACCCATACCGTAATTACTCATATATGGGAAATTTCTTCGCCGAAATTTTACTTGGTGTGGTAGTGTCTTTTGCCTTCGTGCAACGAACCTTTACTGCTGTTTAATTTAGCCTCTAATGGTCTTAAATTGTTTAGCGCCCAACACTTTTCGAAGTTTGGGTGTGTTAAACTATTATATGACAAGGCCGCTTGGGGTATGATGTGATCTAAGTTCCAATAAGTTCCGTAGTTCTCCCAACTCATATGCCTGTCAAACTGCTTTTCAATGTGTTCCTTAAGTTCTGCCGGCGTATATGGTAGATGTGCGAATGTGGAGCCTCCCTTGGATTTTGCGCCTTTTTTTAAAACAAGGTATACTGCCACGCTAACACTTTTTCTTATTTTGCGTTCTGGCGTCATGTTATTTTTTCGCCAATTGCGTTGGTATGCATTCATCTTTTCCAAGCCACCACGCGCTCTCCACGATTTATGTCGCTCTAAGTGTTTTGCTGGATCTTCGTGATATCTGGCTAGCTGAATTTTACGTACGCATGCTTTGCATCTTTTATCGTAACCGTCTTTACCACCCTTGGGGTTGCGGTAGTAGTTGCTTAAATCTTGAGGTACACCTTTATTCTCACATGTATCAAGCTTACAAATTTTTGGGGGCATTTTCTAACCTTTGCTGTTGTATAGCGATTATAATTATACCACAATTTTGGGAATAATAAATCTGTAATTTTTTCAGCGTGTATGAAAAGGTACTTAGTCGCTGTCACAGCACTGTCGCATACAATGGTACATGCATTCGGGTACCCAGGGGGGAGGGGGGCCTGCCTGTCATTGTTGGCTTTGTTATCCGCTTATCATAACACATGATATATGTGACAGGATGTGTCAGGTTCTCTCTGTTACTATAGTGAAAGGTTAATGGTTTATTTATTATTAGTCTCGGACCTTTCTGTCACATGCCACCGAACATACTCGGCAAGGATACCACCATACAGTACAACGAACACAGGGATGAACGGTACAACCAGTGATAGGTCTGCCAGTCTTGACCGTGTTGAGCGACGAGGCTCTTCGGTCTGTGTGTGACTGCGATGATAGTGCATGGGTGTTCTCTCCTATAGTATATATATTTATACTGTTCTCGAAGCTGTTTCAAACTTTGAGACAAAATGTGACAGGCGTTGCGTACAACGTTTTGATTAAGGTTTTCTATATAGAGACTAAAACTTTTGTAGCAGTAGTCTCAGCACAATGCGACAAGGGCCACAAACAGTACAGTCAGCATAGCGCAGCCGGCGATATCGGTCAAGGTGTCATTCATAATGTGGGTTCTCCGTGGTATAGGTGCTAGCATATGCCGGCAAGGGTGATGGTATTGCTGTCGCATGCTGTCGCATAATCGTGGTACGTGATGGCATTGTCGCATAATGTGGGGGATATTGTGACAGAATGTGACAGAGTGACTACGTACTAAGCCCATCACACTATCACACCCGCACAACTCAGGACAATATAAAACATAACCGTATCAAATCATATACACGTATCAAAAGATATACGGGTCAGGTCACATCTCTTTATTGTGTATACTACTGTATATGTTATTGTGTATATACTATAACCTTATCTACATTAATATATCATGTGTATTCATATACAGTCTCATCTCTCTTCTTACTAAGGGGTGAGTAAGTATTATTATCTGTAGTAGTCTCGGGCGTGACTCTTTCATAGAGCGCATCCACAACACCAACGGCAACGTATTGCAAACACTTCAATGAGTTGTTATACAATGTATAGTTATCCTCCGTCTTATCTACAATGACACAATACCCTTTGGGTGATTTGGAAACGGTTGAACGCTTAACGAGTTCACCAGTATTGAATGACATATTTACTTCTCCTCTTCTTTGGCTTGTTCTGTCATGCGAGCGATATCTGCTACCGTTAGCTTGACAGTCTTTCTATATTTGTTTTGTTCTCTCACGAGTCTGTTGTACTTTGACTTCTCGTATTCATTGACGTGAAGGTTTTCAATACCCAATGCCTCAAGCTTACGTTTGAATAGTCTGACGTTCTTTAGTTTGCAAGAGTCTTTGTCTACTCTGGAGTCTGCCCTTGTTATGATTACTTCACGTCCGGACAGTTTACCTTCAATGTTCTCGACAATGGTTTGAGATATATAATGTTTCATTCTTCTTTACTGTCCGGGATACTTGGCTGCACTCATGCAAGAGTACTCCATCATAACCTCAAGCGCCGGCATTCCCGGTCGAGGGTTATTACAAGTGAAGTGGTGGCGCGCTTCGTACGCCAACGAACAAACCTCTGCAAGTCGTTCACGTTCGATTTGAACCGTATGATCTTTCACTGGCGAACTGTACCTCTGGTAGTCGTTTTCACTTTGATGGTTACGACATGCACGTTCGGCATCGAGTACAGCTATATTCAGTGGCCGAATACTTTGATACCATGCGCTCTGGCGATCCCACGATTCGTAATCAGTGTAGCCGGTTGTGTCATACACAAGAGTGGGTACAATCTTTACAACGCGCCAGCCGGTGCCTTCAAGTTGTTCGTTACAGAAGTCAATGCCAACCTGCTCTTGAAGCGGCCAGTCAAGCACCTTGCCATCACCAGAAAAGTTGCGGACCCACAACGCAGGGCCGTTCGGTGTTTCATGACCTACACGGACGGTTTGTTTGTCAGAAGACTTTTGACCCACTGCCGGCTTTGCTTGTTTGATGAACGCTTTCTTTACGTTGTTAAACAAGTGAATCGCGTTACGCATGGCCCACTTGCGGTCCTCTGCGTTACACATCATTTGTGGTGCCGGGAATGCTTTCAAGATGTCGTACGATGGTGTTGGCATTGGTGTCCTCCTTGGGACGATTGAATAAGTGGGATCTTTATTTATACTCGCGGCCCTTTCGAGTATCATGTTTAAGTTAGGAGGGTGGCTAATCCTCTTATAGCCATTGGTACCGGGTTTTCATTTTCTTTGACCTCTCGCGCTCTGCGCTTTACGGGTTCCGGGTATGATTAGATGATTGCTTGACCGATTGCCATACCAACCCCAAGGGCCAGCATCAATAGCGGAGAGCAAGCAGAGATGAATAGGAGATCATTCATTAGATACCCTCGCCACCTTCAAGAGCAGCAAGGTCAGCTTTCTCGGAGTCAGTCAGATACTTGGCATCTTTCCGCTTGAGACTTTGAGCGCTCATCTTTGTAGGGTTGTTCCACTCAGCCATGCAGCCGGCAGCGAACGACTCAGCCCAAGAAGGATCAGGGAAGTCCATGACAGCTTGCTTGCCTTGCTTGGTGGAGTGACGGAACACAACCCACATTTGTGGACCACACTGCTCCACAGTCCAGCCAGTGATTTGCTTGCGCGTTGGAGGCGCAGGTGCTGGCTTGTAGTTCTTCTTGGTTTGGATTTTGATTTGGTCGATTGCTCTTTGCATTGATATATCTCCTTACTTGATATACTATATTATACACTAAAAACGGGGTGAAGTCAACAACTATGTTGTCAAGAGAATGTCAGGACGCCAGAGCAAGGTCACGCTCAGGGTATGACACCTTGTGGTATTTATATTGTGACTTTGGAGCGTTCGAGCCCATCCATTCCACGTAACAGTAACCATGGCCCGTAACGCCAGTGATGAGACCGGTCAATCCAGCGTAACCTAGACGGGTGGCGCGCTTGTTTGCTTTACCTTGAACCAACTGACCTGCTTTGAACTTTGCAGGAGGCGGAAGCAAGGAGTGGATCATCTGCGTTGCGTTGTCACGGAATGAGCCAGCATAGTAATCAGTGTAAAGATCGGAATGGTCGTTGACGCCACGAACGTGGAAGTTACAAGCGTCTGCTTCAAGTTGTGCCTTCTCGTCATGCGAGCCACAACCATTCGCCAAGAAGGAGCCAACATAACCGTTGTGCTCGAAGGTCCAGCGCGCGCCGAGATACTCCACATCGATGTCGATGCCTTGCTTCTTGAAGTGTGTTTTGATTTTCTTGATTACTGCTTTGACTTTCATAGATGAACTCCTTTCTTTCTATACATATAATATAACATAGCGGAGGGTGGTTTGCAAGGGTGATCGTGTCAGGAGAATGTCAGGACTTGCTGACTATCCTCAATCATTTCATACGCTCGAAACCAACACAGTTACATCGGTTGCCATGGCAATGATATCGCGTGGGTGGTTTTGAGGTTTAATGTGGACCCCCATATCATCAATCTTGATAATCACACCCAACTTGTTGCCATGATGTTTTGTTCTTACTCTCACCAGATCACCTACTTGCATGATACTACCTCCACCATGCGCCTCAAAACAGCGCTTGTTCTGCCATCATCCCATGCGACCGTTATGCCTGTGGGTAGTCTGGCATGATGCGTTCTTAGAACGATACCGAGCAGCCCTGATTCAGAGTTAAGATTTCTCACCAGATCACCTACTTGCATGATACTACCTCCATATCCTCAGACTTGACCCAACCAGTGTCACGGCGATGTGGATAGTAAACTTGCGCCAACTCTTCGTTCTCGCCCGTCACCTTGATTACAACACCCATCCGGGCGCGCTTCCGCTCAAGGTGATATTTGCTTTTTACAATGCTTCCAACTTCAATCATAGATTTCTCTCCTTTCTATACATATAATATAACACCCGCGGGGGTATAAGTCAATGGTTTTCTTGTCAAGGAAGTGTCAAGCCGATGCGCCAACCATAAACATCTTTCCAAATGGGGATCATCGGCACGGTCATCTGGTTCGACTGCATGTTAGACCAGATCATAGCGTTGTATGCACGAACATTCATGTATACCGCATGTGTTTGTGGCCTGATTGGTGCAAGGTTGAGCCTATACCTCAGTGGAATACGAGCATCCCATTGTGGGGGCTCGAACTCGCCAGAAGATACAAACGCATCCGTGGTTAGGGTCGTTGTCGTTCTCTTTGGTGGTGGGGCAGCCATAGCAACCGACGTAGGATCAAAGATTGAACCGCTACCGGGCAAGCAGAGCCCCCACAAATAAACTAACAAATACATATACTTACCAAGTTATCGGGTCATTGCCGCAAAGAGACGTGCTAACCTGTGTTGGATCATCTTGTTGAAGTTCTTCTTCGGTTGTGATCTCGAACACATCATGGCGCTGCGCTGCCGACAACTCCAAAGAGTTTACAACTTCAAACTCTCCGAACTGACGGGCACGCCGGCGTTCTGCAGCCCGACTATGCATCTTTGCTTGCTCTCGTGCTTCCATGCCGCGCTGGATCATATCGTCCTCTGCCAACATAAACGAGTCGCCCGGATTCAAATCCCATTCAGGATCATCATGGCGAGCAACTTGCTCCAACAAGTCATCGTGCAACTCCAAGGCTCCGGTAAAACCGTCACCATCGGTGTCAAACTCTGAGGCGAAGAAGGTTAGGGCGTTCATAACCAGATTCACGTCTGACTCGGTGAGTAGGATTTTCAATACATCGTCGTTCATTTTAAGCTCCACAGGTGCAAGTAGCCCATTTAAAGGCAAGGAAAATAAGGGTAAGCCAACAAGTTACGTCAGCGATGATAAGAGCCGGCAACATGCCGTCACGGTTTGGAAACATTAGTTTTCTCCTTTCTATACTTATAATATAACAAGTTCAGGGGCAAAGATCAAGGGTGATCGTGTCAAGAGAATGTCAAGACATTTCATGCATTTTTTCGGTAACATGTCGACATTTACGACGCCAACCAAAACCCGGACAAGAACAGCCCCAGACGTGGCCGTCATGCGTTACGGTGTAGGTGTTGTCTTTGCTGCCTTGAACGTCCCAGGAGCGAACCTTAGCGTTTACAGGGGCATTCTGACGTGGCTTGTAGACCATTACATCCGAAATGGTGTCAAGCGTAGCAGTTTCAGGCACTGGCAGCCAAAACTGACCGGATACAGCCCACTTTTGGCCTTTTGTATCAGTGTAGAGCATTGGGCGCATATCAACGATAACAGGTAGTTCCATCTTAGGCCTCCGCGGGGACAATGGTTGCAACGCTGAGCGTCCTGAAGGTATCAACCTCATCTTGTGAGGATTCGGGATCATTGATGGTTCCCTGCATCATAAGAGCAGTAATCATAGAATCCAGACCTACAAGAACCTTGTCCATTGGGCTGAAGTGTGAGTTGTCGTCTTGGCGAATGAGTGGAAGTGCAAGCATTGTGTTTTCTCCTTCTTACCCTTATAATATAACCACTTGAGAACAAACGTCAAGCAAAGTTCTGTCAACGGAATGTCAAGAGTCGATTGCAATCACTCGCTCTTGAGTGTTGAAGTATGGACGACTGGCGTATCGGTGCGTTGTCATCCACATGCGCTGGCACTTGCTTGAGATCGGCTTGGGTGCCATCATATCAGTCAGGATGATGTGGCCGTCAAAGTTGCCTTCATTTACATACTTGGTGGGCGCGTTGAAGCATGTACCACCAGTCAATACACGTTCTGTTTTCTTGGTCTGACCTTTCTTCCAAGTGTATACCTTGTCTTTGGCTACCTCGGTGTCGAAAGGGATCACGGTGAACTCGGCAATCTCAGCCAGCTTGTTAAGCTCAGAGAAGAAAGCGGTCAACATGGCGTCGTCAACGGAGCCCGACTGGTCGATGGAGACAGCAATCTTGGCATGCCGACGAACGCGCTTGCCCGGATGGACGCGAGGGTACCGCTTGTTGAGTCGTCGAGGCGTTGACCGCTTGTCGGAACGCTGGCTTGTCTTGACAAAGTAACGAAGAACCTTGCGCCAATCGATTTTGGTAGCAATACGCTCCATAATATCCTGACGCATGGCATGGGATACTGTACCCCAGTTGCGGGACTTCTCAGCTTCCTCCGCGGCCTTCTTGATGGCTTCCTTGAGTCGTTCGCTTGCAATCTCCTTGGTGGTGCCATCGGCCTCACCAAAGCCATCGTGAGAGTCAAACGAGTCTGCATCGCCGATACCGCCGCCTTCACCGTCACCTTCCTCATCGTTCTCTTCACCCATCTTCTTCAGGGCTTCAAGGTACCATTCATAAGTCTGGTAAGGTGGCAGATCTTTGAAGATACCTTCACCAGGAATGCATGCCTTCATGGCCTGACCGTTGATCTCTGGACCTGGGTTAGACTCACCGGGGAGATATTCAGCGATGTGGCAGTTGATTGCCAAGTCCATTGCCACGTTGTCAAGGCGCTTGAGGCCATCCGCTGGCTTACGTCCAGTCACATGCTCGAAGATCAGGTGATAGAACTCGTGCATCAATACACCCTGCAAGTGACGTTCCGAGAGTGAACCCATGAACTCAGGGTTATACATCAACTCGAACTGAGCGTTATCCGGGTTGACTCGCACGCCGGCCGTTGGGATTGCAGTGGAAGCAATCTTGTCAATCCGTCGCGAGAGCGCAGCAAAGAATGGCTCACGCATAAGCAACCGGGCTGTATGCATGTTGAGGTCGAATGGCTTTTTGGTATCGTCGGACATTATTCTTTCTCCTTACTCTTATAATATAACGCGCTGGAAGCGCTTTGCAAGCGATATGGTGTCAAGCAAATGTCAAGAAACCTTGTAAAGTGCTCTAAATGACGTTTCAGAGAGCCAGCCTTCGTCGTCATCAATGTAGATCCTGAATCTCAATCGTCGGTTAGCAAGCTGACCGTATTGAGATTTTCCGGTCTCCATCTTATCGAGCACGATAGCGGGCTTGTTATCTTGTTTGCTAAATACAAGATCACCTATTTCAACATTATCAACCCACGTTCGAGACAACGATCAAATCCTCTTCATGAAAATCCATGTTTTCATCTGTTTTTAACCATCTTACTTGATAGCGTATACGACGCTCTGACGGCTTTACGATGGAGACGACTAGCCCGACACCGTGAGCGCGCTTGAATGCCCTGCCGAGCCCTCCAGGGCCCGACAATCGCACTAAATCACCGATCTTTGGTGGTGTGAGTCTTGGTGGGATGCGATGGCGCATTAGTCTTCGGTGTTACCACCGAGGATCTCAACCAAGTGGTCGCTCACTCGCTTGCCGTCGAGAGTGTTGGCCTTGTGAAGAGCGACAACATTATCCATGTTATCGGCATCCCCAAGAACAGTCCACAACTTCATTGCAATCTCAGAAGGAAGGCGAACAAAGTATTCAGCCAAGTTAGTGACTTGAACGTCGCTCAGACGGTCAGCAAAGATCTCGGAAGCTTCAAACTTCTCAATCATTGCAGCGTGGTCGTTGATACCCCACTTGTCAATCTTGTCGAACTCACCGTTATCAAGGATATCCTCAATGGTTACTTGCCACTCGTATTTCTCAACAAAGTCGCGAAGAGTTACAGCAGCCTCGAAGCCAACGAAGGACGTGGCGAGATTGAAGAGCAAGTCACGGTCACCTTCTTCACCGAAAACGTTAGCGGGCTCTGCAGTGTTGCAGAAGCGCTCCCATGAACGTCGCGAAGGGTATACCTTGTTAGGCTCAAAGTCACCGTCATGCTCCAAGTGCTTACGGTTGTGGTTAACGAAGTCCCACACGATTTCGGAAATCCGCGGCTTCGCCCACTTCAGCCAGTCCTCAACGGAAGGTTCAACATCGAACACAGTCCAGCGGTCAAGCTCAGCAGGGTCCATCTCACCAACTTGGTATTGTGCGCCATGCTCGCCACCGTTGACGGCTGCAACGATGAGAGTGTCAGCGTGCAGGTGCCAACCGTTCAGCTTGCGGCTGTCAGTCAGTTCGAAGAGACCTTGGCGAACTTCCATGGTAGCACGGTCAACTTCATCGAGGAAGAGGAGCACACCTTGCTCGCATGCAGTGACAAGCCAGTCGGGAGCGTTCCAAGTGGTAGCCTTGCGGCCATTGATGGAGGTCTCAGCCACATCGGGCAGACCAAGCAGGTCACCCTCAGTCATTTGAGAAGCACGGCGCTCTACCACTGGCAAGCCGCGTGACTCTGCCATTTGATAGACTACCTGAGATTTACCTACACCGTGACGGCCACGAAGAAGCACCGGAAGGCGCGCATCGAGGATGAAAGGGGCGGTAGCAGTGAATGTTGCGAAGTCGATAGCCATGTTGTGTTTCTCCAGTAGAGTTGTTTCTTTTCCTTACATAGTAAATATAACTCAGCAAGGTCTTTTCGTCAAGTATTTTAATGTCAAGCAAAAGTCAGGGTTTTTGTTACCAAGTGATAACTTTTCTGTCTCTTTCTTACCCTTATAATATAACCACTCGTGGGCTATTTGCAAGGGAAATGGTGTCAAGGGAATGTCAAACGCGCACACCATATGCTTTTTCTAGTCCGAGCTTCTTAATCGCGTCCACTACATCATGATCCGGGAAGCTAAACATTGGCTTGCGGCCTTTGGCACGTCCCGTGGATGGGAATGTATCTCTAAAAATGACTTCTTTGCTTTCTTCATCCTCGCAGTCCAGCCATCCCTTCGGTGGTTTGATACGGGATACCAGACTGATATCGGGTATGCTAAGGCCGTGATACTCAGCTTCCTTGCGTGCATCCTCATAGCCTTGCATCATACGCCCTGGAGTGCATGGAGGGCCCACTAAGGAGTGCAAATCAAGCCGCGGCACGTCTGACACCTTGCAATGCAGAAAACTCAGCTTGTTGCGGCCATAAGTACAGTATCTCCAGCGCCATGCCCTGACGAAACGCAACTCAGTATAATAGCCGTATTCGCCGCGGTGATAGCCATACTCCTTAAAGGGCACAAGCGAACCGATCCCAATACCAAGGGAGATGGCATCCGCCAGTTCTTTCTTGCGCCATTGCTTAGTAAGCTGAATATAGACCTTTTTGTCGTTTTTTAGGTGCTTGCAGGTGCGACGGGTGTGTCCGCGCGCGCTGCAATAGCCACAAAATGTGTTTTTAAGCCGTTTAGACTTGGCTATTTTCTTCTGAATGGGTTTGTCGGTCGCTGGATCATAGCCAGTGCGTTTAATATACTTATCCCTGGCAACGTTTGCAGCGGTTTGCATGCGGGCTGCGGAGCTATTATCACCAACATGGAGGTAATCTTTGGCTCGACGAAGGCATCGCTTGTAATCCATTTTTAGATCGGTTGTGATATCAGGGCAAGACCGACGATTGTGACCGGTTCTGTGGCAGTGGGAGCATCGAACGGTACCATTGTATGACATGTTTTCTCCTTTAGATGCTTATAATATAGCAACTTGAGCGTTCATTGCAACCCAGATCCTGTCAGGAGAATGTCAAATGAGCCAAATACCAGTAAAAAGAGAGGGCGAGAACGGAAAAAACAATGTCTAATACCGTTCGGGTGACACATTTAATCATTTTTGCTTAAAATCCTCAACATTTTATGAAACTCGTAGGTTTCATCACCGTCAAACCATCGAACACGGACAACGTTGTCACCATGATCGATCTTTGTTATGCGCGGCGCAGTCTCCATCACTATACCTTGGTAGCAAGGATCGTGACGACTGGATACCAGATCACCGACTCTCACTTACCACCTCCAGCACATGTTTTAGCTCAACATCTTCATTGGTTGTGCCATCGAAAGCCGCCACATCGATCATCATTGGGCTTGCAGGATATGCACCATACCCGTTTCCGGGCAGACCGCCATATCGCTTGCTCGCCGGCTTGACTGTCATGACAAGCGCGTGTTTGGTGGTTCCGTTCCACATTTTCCCTGGCTCGCCGCATGAGCCTTTCCAAGGGTGAGCCCATTGAACTTTAACCAGATCACCGACTTTCATTACCCGACCCTTTCAAGATACACACTGGGTACAGAAACCATTTCATCTAGTCCTTCAAACTTAACATCATAGTATGGGCCAGTTCCGTCTGTCTTGGCGTACGCTTTACTCACAGTACCAATTGTTTCTTCTCTGACTGTATTGCTTCCATGCAGCCTCAAGACAGTTGTAAGCTTTACTTGATCTCCGTTAAGCGCAATGTCAACAATTGATCTATCGTCGCTAGCTCGAACAAAGAAGTTGTCATGCCTATTT